AAACAATCTTTAGACCAGAGGCGTCAAGCAGGACTGCTTTCCGAGACATCGTATAAAATTGCGGTTGCAGAATTAGAACTAGAATCGTCGAAAGAGGAAGTGGCTGAGAGGCTTAGACTTTCGCGGCTTGCAATTAACAGGGATAATTTAAGCGCTGCGGATAAGACCTTAAAGATTAAGGATATGGAGATTCTCGCGGAGAGGGAGCTTATTATTGCGGCCGATAAGCGTAATATTGCAGTTGAAGGCGCCCGCAAGGAACTCTCAGGACCTTTTGATAGTGCAATTAAAGATGCCAACTTTTCAATGGTTGAGCAGAAAATGCTTCTTGAAAATTTACAGAATGGCATTGAAGGTCTAACTGCCAAGCAGCAAGCATATTTGAAAGTGCTGGAAATGACGAAAGACTTGTCGGAGGACGAATTCGATATTCTCAAGGATAGAATTAGGCTTACTAGCGGAGCCGTTGAGCGGGAAATTTTATCGAAGCAAGAAGTAAGGCAGGGGACAATACTTAATGAACTTGGAGGACAGTTAAGGCTTGCGCAAACACTTGATCCAAAGGCAGAACTAAGGGAAACTTTGAGGCAACAAAATCCATTATTTTCTGAAACACAAATTGAACAGCAAGCAGTTCTTTCGGAACAAGTGGCTGCCGCTCAAAAAGCCAAAGATGATCTTAAGGGTATTGCTTCCACAATTAGTAATGCTTTTGGCGAAGCATTTAAAGGCATCGTCACTGGCAGCATGACCGCGAGAGAGGCGCTTACTGGCTTCTTCCAAGGCGTTGCAGATTCGTTTGCCGACATGGTGGCAAATATGATTGCCGAGTATTTGAAGATGGCGCTTATTAAGGGAATTATGAGTCTGCTTCCAGGATTGGCGCCAGGTGCGGGCTTGTCTGATTTGTCAGCACCCGCTTCGATCAATAATCCGCTAGGCGACCTAACTGGCGTTGGGGGGCAGTATCAATTCGCCAACGGAGGCATTGCTCCTGGCGGCTTCCGTGCATTCGCCAACGGAGGCATCGTCACAGGCCCCACACTGGGCCTTGTAGGCGAAGGGCGCTACAACGAGGCAGTGATTCCCCTTCCAGACGGCAAGAGCGTCCCCGTGCAGCTCTCAGGGGGCGATGGCGGTAATCAAATCAATAGCAACATCACCGTTAACGTAAGCAAAGGCCAAGCGCAAAGCAATGCCACGGGCTCTAACTCTTCAGAATTAGGGCGTAAAATTGAAGGAGCAGTAAAACAAGTGATTGTTGGTGAACTTCGTCCTGGCGGGCTTCTTGCTTCTCGCTAATTCCTTATGACTCAGCCCACTTTTGCCATACCTTGTGAATACGGACTAACTGTCCAGCGTGGATCGCGCATTGAAAAGGTGCAGTTTGGAGATGGCTATGAACAAACTCGTCCTGATGGCATCAACAATGACATTCGGCAGTATTCCATTGAGACAGTCCCCATCCCTGATTCCACTGCCATTGCTCTTGACAGTCAGCTAGCGGCGCTTAATGGAGACTTCTTCTATAGTCAATTCTTTATGGATGACACAAGATACAAATATCGTCTAGAGCCAAATCAATGGCAGTGGCGAACAGTGGGGCCAAACAGTAATATTTTTAGCTTTACCGTAAGGAGGGTTTATGACAATAGAAGCTGACGTTCAACAAGGCTGGCATGATGCCATCGTAGAGCTAATTGACCTAGATCTTTCTCCTATTACGAACGATCCTGCAGATATATTTTATTTCACGAATCAGCTAAAGCCTAATGATACAAAGATTCAATGGAAAGGAAATATTTACGAGCCCATTCCCATTGCCGCAGCGGGCTACGAAAAAAGCACCACTGGACAAATTGCGCAGCCCACTTTGACAGTGGCCAATGTGCTTGGCACTTTCACGCAAGTTATCAATGAGCTTGATGATTTAGTGGGAGCCAAGGTAACTCGTCGGCGCACACTTGGTAAATACTTAGACGGTGAACCTGGCGCTGATCCGTTGCAGGAATTTCCCATTGATATTTTCTATATTGAGCGCAAAACGCAAGAGAATTCAATGATTATCTCCTGGCAATTAGCCAGTGTGCTTGACCTTGAAGGCTTAAAATTGCCGCGCAGAATCATCACGCAAAACTATTGTCAATGGCGATATAGGGGGAGTGAATGTGGCTACACGGGGGCTGCGCTATACGGAAGCAATGATCGCTACATTGACACCACTGGACTTTCTGCTTTTGCCATTGCCGTTATAAATGCTGGCAGGCTTGTTGAGCAAAGACAACAAGAACAAATTGTTGCCATCAACATTCGCAATGCTTCCATTGGAAATAAAAATGAACAATGCGAACAGTTTGTGCTGCTAGAAGCGAGATTTTCAATCTTGCCGTTTCCCTTCGGCACAGCAAGTTATGTACTTAGCCTTTCCGACACAGAAATTTTTAACCTTGCATCCTGGGACGGAGTGAGCGTTGCACTTGGTACTACATACAGACAGGGTAGGCAAATATTCTTTAACTACTATGAAATTGAACGATGGGGCCTTGATCCCACTGCTTGTAGTATCGCCACCGCTGAATTAGCCACTGCCGAAGCTAATTTAACCACTGCCAACAATAATTTAGTGGCCGCGCAAAATGCTTTGGCCGTCGCCTATGCAGCACTTCCCCCTACGGACTCGCTGCGCCTTCTAGACGTTTGCGGCAAGCGCGTGGATAGTTGCAAACTGCGTTTCCCTTATTCCTCTCTGCCTTATGGTGGATTCCCTGGAGCTAATACGGTTCGCCAATGACACCTTTTCCTCTCCTTGAGTCAATCATTCGTGCCCATGCTTTTGAAAAGCCTGCTGAGGAAGCCTGCGGACTTATCGTCAACAACAAATACATACCGTGCAAAAACCTACATTCTTCGCCATCGTCTAATTTCGCTATTGCAGCAAAGGACTATGCCAAAGCAGAAAAGAAGGGCGCCATTCAAGCAGTGGTACATTCGCACCCTGAAGGTTTTGGCGGGTTCAGCAAGCATGACATTATTAGCTGCAAGCAAAGCAATGTGCCGTGGCTGTTGTATTGCACACAGTCAAACGCTTGGCACTACGCTGACCCCACAGGTAATGCGCCCCTTGTGGGCAGGGAATGGGTGTATGGCATTTACGATTGCTATGGCATCCTGAAAGATTATTTTTATCAGACTTTTGCCATTGAACTTGATGATTTTCCGAGAGGAGAAGAAGGTGAATGGGAAAGCCCTGAATGGCGCATGTTTGAAAAGAATTTTGCAGACCAAGGCTTCATCCCAGTAGACAAACCAGAAAAAGCAGGCGACTTTATTTTGATGCAGCTACAGGCTCCTTTTCCTAATCATGCAGGCGTATTGTCGAAGCCAGAGCAAAATCTGTTCTATCATCATTTAATGGGCAGGCTTTCGGAGGAAAATGTATATGGTGGTTATTGGCAGAAATGCACAAGTCAAGTGTTGCGTCATCGGGAGCTGATGTAATGGAAAGTCTTATTGAAGTGAAACTACTGGGAGAATTGGGGCGTCGCTTTGGGCGTTCGTATTCTTTCGTGGCATCATCCCCCAAGGAAATAATTTCAGCGCTGTCCAATCAGATTGAAGGCTTTAAGGATTACTTGCGCCAGGCTCATGAAAATGGCATTGGCTTTCGTTTAGTCGATGGCAATGCGGAAGGCATGGCTTACGAAGAAGTGATGATGGGCTGTAAACAACTAATCATTGCACCCATTGTCACTGGAGGTGGCGCTGTTGGGCGCATTTTGCTGGGCGTAGCGCTAGTAGCACTAGCTTTCATTCCTGGTGTGGGCACGGCTACGGCAGCAGCTATAGCGGCTGGAACAGCAAAGGCAGGTTTCACAATAGTTGGTAGCTTGCTGTTTAGCCTTGGTACAAGTTTGGTGCTTACAGGCGTGGCATCTTTGCTCACGCCGCCTGTAGAGCAGCCTCGTGAAACAGAGCGCAAAGATAGCTTCCTCTTTGATCGTGCCACTGAACTAACTACGCAGGGACAGCCAGTGCCTTTGCTTTATGGCAAATTCCTTGCTGCGTCGCCATTGATTATTTCCTCTGCCATTACCACTCAACAGGTGCCAGTCTGATGTCAGACGATCTCAAGAAGCTTATTGCTATACAGGGCGCTGGCGACAGTGGTGGCGGCAAGAAAGGCGGCAAGAAGCCCGTCGAAGATCCAGAGTCTCTTCGCAGCAGATCAGACGCTGATATTGTTGCCGTGTTGTCAGAAGGTGAAATTCTTGGCTTTGAGCCTGGCGTTGATCCCCTCACTCGCCTGTACCTGGATGGCATTCCCATCAAGAACATTGACGGTAGTTTCAACTATACAATTACTAATTTTTACACTGGCTCTTCTTCAGCGGCTAATGGCAAAGGCGGGCTTGTCCCTTCCATCAACGCCAGCATTCCAGGACTAATTCGTGGCAATGTCATTAGCCAAGTGAATTCAGTGGCGCTTGACTATCGCGTGGGCACGCAAAATCAAGACCCAATGCCAGGCTTTGATAATATCAAGGCAGAGCAAAGTGTAAGCGTAAGAGTTACACAGGCGCAAGGCACTGTTTCTCGCACTACCATCGCTAGTAATTGGAACCGCCTTCGCCTGCGCGTGGGCGTTGGAGCACTGTTCTTTATCAATAAAGACACAGGAGACGTTAAAGGCACAAGTGTAGAATTTAATGTAAAGATTCGGCCAGATGGCGGCGGACTTTTTGTCAACGAAAATAAAACAATTAGCGGCAAAAGCCGTGGGCCTGTAGATTTTGAATATGAATATGCGCTGCAGGGTACAGGGCCATGGGTGGTAAGCATTCAACGCTTGACAGGCGACCCCACTTCAACTTCCGTCACTGATGACTTCTATTTCAAGGCACTTGTCGGCTACATAGATTCATCGTTTCGCTACCCCAACACTGCATTAATTGGCTTGAAGATTGGTGCAGAAAGCTTCACGAGAGTACCATCCGTTGGAGCAGAATTGCTAGGCGTAAAGATTAAAGTGCCAACAAACTATGATCCATTTACGCGCACTTATCAAGGCATTTGGAACGGCACGTTTAAGACAGAATGGTCAAATAATCCTGCTTGGATTTTCTACGACCTGTTGACGAACACACGCTATGGGGCGGGGGAATTTATTGAAGAAGCGCAAATAGATAGATACAGTCTGTATTCCATAGCTCAATATTGCGACGAGCTAGTGCCAGACGGGAAGGGAGGGCGCGAGCCTCGCATGACTTTCAATGCTTACATCACAGACAGGGGCGAGGCTTACGAAGTGCTGAATAGCATGGCCGCTGCATTTCGTGGAATGCTTTATTTCAGCGAAGGAACCATCGTTGGCATTCAGGATAAGCCCAAGCCTGTCAGCAAAATATTCTCGCCCTCTAATGTCATTCAACAAGTGGACGACAGTGGCGAAGTAAGTGAACCATGCTTCAGCTACGAAGGCACGGCACGTAAGGCGCGTAAGACTGTAGCCCTTATTAGTTGGAATGATCCCAATGACCAGTATTCTTCAAAGATTGAATACGTAGAGGACAGAGATGGCATTGAGCGCTATGGCTATAGGGAAGCTGAAATTCGTGCATTTGGCACCACTTCACAAGGACAAGCACAACGCATTGGAAGATGGCTGCTACTGACGGACCAGCTTGAATACGAAACAGTTACTTTCAAAGTAGCCACTGAAGGCTTCTTTATTCTTCCTGGTGAAATTATTGGCATTGCAGATCCAGCAAAAGGAGGCAAGCGCTTTGGGGGAAGAGTGACAGCAGCCACTACCACTTCTGTTTCCATTGATGCCCCTTTCACCATTGGA